TAATTATTTAATAAAAAATCAATTTGCGCCATTGGAAACTAATCCCTCCTAAGATACTCGATACCAAACATTAACCGTTATATACGCTGGCATATTGTTATGCGGCTTACTGCCACCTGTTGTAGATAAATTATCTGTTTCCCACATATAACTGTTAGCTGACCTAGCGGACCAATTATAACTACCATCAACCCAGTTTGTACCGCATCCAAAAGTCAAAGTGTGTTTGTGAGTAGGTAATTCTTCAACTGTTAAAGTGTGTTCAGCTTCTCCGCCCTTGACTTTTGTTTCACCGTTAGTACAATAAAAAAAACTTTCTTTAATTTTTACCCAGTTGCCACCAAAAACCGAAGCTGGATTAATTGAATTAACGCACAGATAAAAACTACCAACAGGACGCAAATATTCATTTAATTTATATGCTGCCATAATTATGCTGTCCTATACCAAGCGTGACAAGTAATATAAGGCGGCATATTATTGTGAGGTTTATCACCGCCGCTTGGATTGGTTTCTTTTATATAATCAGGGTACATATTAGTTGACTTTGCGGTAAACTGATACGCACCACCCCAGTCAGAACCCCAAGGATAGCTGATATGGTGAGTGTGAGAAGGCATTTCTTCAACTGTTAGTTTATGTTCATTTTCACCGCCAGTTACAAGAGTTTGTCCTTCTGTAGCATACAAAAATCTATCTTTAATTTGAATCCAAGTACCGCCAATAAGCTGTGCGGGAGTGCTTGTTTCATTCATTGAAAGATAAATACTTCCTACAGGATATGCCGCATCTAAAAGATTAACCCATCTTGACATTATCCCACCACCTATACCTTAACCCAGATTTTAACACTATTCTGAGTAGGCTCATTTGGACCTACATAGACAGTACCAACGGAATCATCCAGTTTTTCAAAAGTTACCGCTTTATCAACTAAATGGCTATTTGACACCGTATTATTTTGTAAACTCAAGCTTAAAGCTACATTAGTTTGAGTTGTATTAAGAGAAACAGAACCAGTAACATTGCCAACAACAGAAATAGTTTTATTAAGTTTCTCTGCTAAAGTAGCTTGTGTTGCACTACCAATTAAATTACCAGTAAAATTGGTCGCATAAACGTTCTTATATTGTTTTTCGGCAGTTCCTAGATTCCAAACATTATTAACGGTTGGCTCAATGTTAGTAGAATTAAACGTTCCAAGCATAGTGCCGCCAGATAGAGCTAATGCTCCGATATTATCTGGGGTAATATTTACTTGACCGGTTCTATAAGAAGTCTCTTGTACGCCTTTAACACCAGTAACCTCTCCCGCAACTTGCCAAGTGCCGTCACCACGTAAGAATTTAAGTCTATCTGCGACTCTTGGTTGCGGCACAATACCAGCTTTGCCGTCTTGTGAAACAGTAGCACCCGACATAGCAGGAGCAAAACTGTCTGTGAATTGAGCATCAGCAGGAACGCTTTTGTCAATAGTAAAATTACAAGCAGTAATTACGCCGTTTTGAATATAAGCGGGACGATTAGACGCTCCAACGGTAAGAGTAAATGGAGTTGCTTCACCGTCTTTCAAATAAATTGGTCTACCATCTGCGCCTACAGTAGTGGTGCCAAGTTTCGCAGCAGTTCCCGCACGATACTCTTGATAACCATCTTCCGTATTTAGTTTATTTTCGTCAACAACTAAATACATAACCTTTGTATCAGATTGAAATACCGTGTCTCCGTTTTGAGCCTTGTCTTTTGTAAGTTTTAGTCGCTGTTCTTTATTGACGACTGTAATCATGTTTTCAACAGCAGATTTAGGAATTGCGGACAAAGGAAGGACACCAGTCACCGCAGAAGCATCGATTTGTGGCAAAGTAATTGTAATATCACTTTCACCATTAAAATTAGCTTTTCCAGGAGCAGCGTTGTTACCAGCTTTTACACTAATCATTCTAGCTGTCTCTAGTTTTCTTGCGCTAGTAGCAACGCCTTGTAAATTACCGATTAGATTACCTTCTAATGCTTGTCCAAAAGTGACTCTATCATTAAAATGTACAGGACCAGTCACAACTTGTTTTTTTGAGCTGTTTAAATCTAATTTCTTCTTATCTAAAACAGAAAGTGCTTTTGGTGTAGATGCGGTAACACCAGTCGCCGCATCTAACGTTTCATCAATCGTATCAGAAAGAAGAACATCACCATATACTGTGGAAGTAGCGTCTGGTGCTTCATAGATAGGTTTATAGGTTTGAGTAGTTGGGTCATAAACCTTAGCTACAAAATTAAGCAATTTTGCTCTGCTATTAGGATTACCTTTTGGCATAAACGCTATCCTCCTTTATTCTCCTAGTGCTTTACACACTAAATCTATAATCGTCTCTTGTGGCAAATCCTTAAGAATATTTACTGTTACAGATGTGCCGACATTTGAATCAAATTCTAAAATTCCTGTATCTGGTACACAGAAAGTTGAAATTCCCGTATTGGTCGTGATTTTTATGTCGGGAGACAATTCTGTTTTAATAGTTGTAATAGGCGGTTTTTTAGGAATTTGTATTCCAATATGGACATATTCGTTTGCACTACCGCCAACCTTAAAGGAACAACCTGCGGAAAATGGTCCTTTTTGCTGAATTAATTTCATCAGACACTCCTAGTTCCAGAGCGTGTAATTCAAAGACCAAAATTTTGGCATAGCATTTTCCGCGACTTCTGTTTGCTCATATTTAAAAAGCATACCTTTGGGACTAAGTAATTTTGTGCTTTCTTGACTTACTTCGTCTTTATTCAGAAGCATTACCTCTCGACTGCCTGTGTCCGCAATAGTGCCAAGGAAGAACCATTTTTCCTTATTATAATCAAAGGCATAAAATTCTTTTGCGCTTTTCTCTCCGCCATTAGGACTAAAGGTAATAATCTTATGCTTAGTGTTTTCGCCGCCAGGAATATTGGCTTCTCCCGTTAAACCATTTGGATATTTAAAATTCAAATAATCCAAAATAGTACTTTTGCCAGAAGCCGTAACATCTGATTGAGTAACATTAAAGCCAATAAGAATACCGTGTTGGTCTTTTACTGTACCGTAATCACGCCAATAGACAGTAGAGCCATAATCGGGAACACTTGGATTGAAGCCACGGACAATATTATTATTTATCCAATTGCTTGCATTAGTTCCTGTTGGATATGTAACTACACCTTGATTTGTAATAGGTCTATGGTCTGGTGCGCTAAATAGCACTAATAGATGGAAATCACTTGGGCGAACACACATATCTTGGATGTGATTAATGGAATCACCAATAGGCGTAGATTGAGTTTCTGTATTATACTTAACTCTAATATGCTTATCTTGCGTAATGTCAGAAGCTAGTTGGACTGACTCAATAGTTTTAAGCTTGTAAGCCGTTTCTTTTCCGAGATTCTTTACGGTTAGAACTTCGCCCGTATTGAATCTAAAAGATACTGTACCATCTACGCTAGTTTCCGCAGAGGTAATAACCTTTAATTTAGCGGAAGAAGCAATCTCGCCAGTAGTGTGATTAACCGTAATGTCGCCAGTTTGCTCATTAATGGTAATATCTTTTACCCAGTCAAGCGTTTTTTCATATTTTGTTGAGTCATTAAAATTAAATTCAAAATGACCAGTTTCAGTATTTAGAGCAACATCTTTAACCCATTTGACTCTCTTGGGGTCTGTAACAACGCCATTTTCGGGCAAAGTACCGCCATTAGTTCCCGCATAGGTATAAGTAATTGTGCCATCTGTTTTATCAATTTGAATATCTTTAATCCATGTCAAATCAAACACGGCATCATCATCATGATTATTATACTTTACAGTAAAACGACCACCCTGGTTGCCATTACCAGTAGTTAAGGTAACTTGTTTAATCCATTTTACTTTATTAGTAAATACTGAATCAGAATTGTGGGTATATCCAATAGTAAGAGTGCCATCTTCCGCAATTTCAACATCATCAATGATATTAAAGTCACCAAGATAAATCATTTTTGGCTCTGGATTGATTATGTTATCATAAGAATAATAATCAAAAACAATAATCTTGCGAGAATTGGCAATGTCATCTTGCATACCATCATATCCCGCATTTCCAAAAGTCACTTTACCAGTTTGTTTATTTACCGTAAGTGCTTCTGGAGCATAAATAGTATCAAGTGCGGTTGGAACGATTACGCGCATTTTCCGCAGCGTATCACCCTTAATGCCTTTTGGAATACCGAAATCCCATTTTTCGTAATAAGGATGCGTTAAATCATCAACTCTCTTAATATTAGTCGCATCTTGCTTTAAGTTGCCAGCTTCATCATATTGAGAGACTTGATGGACCGCATAATCAATAACTGTGTAAGGGAAAGACATTCCGACATAAAACCAACTGTCAGAAGTCGTATTATCTTTTCTGATATTAACCCAAGTGTACTTAATAGTATCATTATATTTGGTGATACCATTATCAACGTATTTACCAGGGACAATGCCATGATTGACTTTATCTTCTAAGTCAAAGACCGCAGGAGTACCAGTTCCCTCTGATACAATATAATTTCCATCGCTATCTTTTCCAGTAGGGAATTTGCGAGTTGAATTTGCGGGAAGTGCTTCCTGTCCTTTTTTCTGGACTGAAACAACGTTATCTAGCTGGGTATAAGGTGTACCAGAAGATGCGCCTACGATTTGACCGAGATAAATTGCTCCGCCATTTGCATTTTGAGAATCCATGCCACGGCGATAGAGCTTACCATTATCTTTATCATTTTTATTTGGTGTATCAATTAAACAATATTCATTGTACCAAACATCTTTGTAAGCAGAACCTTGTTTAAAAGAAGCAATCATGTCTGCAACAGAGCTAAAACGCCCTTTTAAAACAAAGGAAACGCCTGGTTTCCCTCCATAAAGACTATCCACGATTTCCTCCTTTAAATCTGTTCATTGTCATAAGTATAATCAAGCGTCCAATTATCTTCATAATGATTATTTTCCGCAACTATTCCAATAGAAGTGACTGGAATTACATCACATTCATAATATCCACTTGGACCAATTCTAATTTCTTCTCCGTTAATTGCCATTAGCAAACCTGGGTGACTATTCACGCCGATGCGGGATAAGGTAACACCTGTTCTAATAGTATCAATGAGATTATTAATAGAATAAAGTTTAATTTGACCATTATCCTTAGAGATTTTTGAAATGTCAATGTATCGTCCGTATTCAACGCCAGAAGCAGTTGTATGCTGAATAGAATAGTCCTCTGCGGAACGTTCGAGTTCAATCAGAATACTTGTAAAGCCATCTTCTAGTGGGGTAAAAACAATTTCAAAGTCACTATAATTAGTATTTTCTCCTTGTCGCCAAGAAGCAACGATTTGAGATAAATTAACTTTATCTGTTGGAATATAGATTTGAGTGCCAGTACCTAAATAAAATTTAACTTGATTGTTGTCTAGTTTTTGAATATAGAGTTTATCTTGTTCAGTAACTACTCCTGCTCTATATTCCAATGGAATCATTGATAGAATTTCTCCATTGGTTGTTTCATATAGCGCGATGTTAAAAACATTTTCCGCAGTACCACCTCGCGAAATAGACATTTGTCTCAAAAATTGATAATACTGAATTTGATTGTTTTGTTTTTTTACAAGTTTAATGTTTAAATTAAAATCATAATTCATATCCTGCGGGATAGCGATATAAAAATAATAGCTTTTATCTTTTTCAAAAGCTCCTTGCGAAGGAGTCACCAATACATCTTTAAAGTTGGTAGCGATACTGGTTTCATTATTTGTTAAATTAGTTGATTGATAGCTTAAAACAGGGGTTAGTTCTGAAATGCAATTTCGCCCTGTGTAGCGTAACTGTCCTACTTGGAAAGACATTACCCCTCC